CAAGCAAGGTGGGTGCTACCAACGTCAATAAAAACTGGGCAACAGCAACACCTAAAGAGATTCTGGATGATGTGAACCTGATTCTGAATAACGCTTGGGTGGCTTCAGGCTTTGCCGTATGTCCGGATAAGTTGCTATTACCTCCGCTGCAGTTCGGCTCTTTAACTACACGTTTTGTGAGTGAAGCCGGCAATATTTCAATTCTTGAATATATCAAGATCAACTGTCTTGCTATGGCAACAAATAGCAAGCCTTTAGATATTCAACCTTCTAAATGGGCAGTGGGACGTGGTGCGGGTGGTACAGATCGTATGATGGCCTATACACAGAATGAAAACCGTGTGCGTATGCCGCTGGTACCACTACAACGTACTCCGGTTGAGTACCGTGATTTACGTCAATTGACCACTTATTTTGGCCGTATCGGTGCGGTTGAATGGGTCTATCCAGAAACAGCTTACTACGCTGACGGTCTATAAGGAGTGCAATGACCATGACTAAACTTGTACAGATCCTCTTAAGTAAAGAGTTGGTTGTGAACATGGGTAAAGATGAGCATGGTCAGCAAAAAACTGTAACCCTTCCTGCAGGTGTGCAGGAAGTGAAAGCAGAAATTGCTGAACACTGGTTTGTTAAAGCTCACTCTCAAGAAATTACAGCCTCTGATACAGCTAATAAAGAATTGCAGGATGCTTATGAAAAGTTAAAAGCTGATCATGAGTCATTACAGAACCAATCTGATGCAGCTACTTCAAAAATTGCTGAATTAGGTGAACAGATAAAGGGTAAGGATCAGGAAATTGCAGCACTGAAACTGCAATTGAGCAAGGCTACTGAGGCAGCAAGTACTTCGGTACCAGTCGCAGAAAAAACATCTAAGGCTAAATAAGACATGCTAGATGAATCAACCTTTCGGCAGACGTTGCCGGCCTTTGCAGATGAGTTTCTTTATCCTTCTGCACAATTCAACTTTTATCTAAAACTTGGAGTGAAGCTGCTACCTGAAAGCCGTTGGGATGATTTGTTAGACACCGGACTAACATTTTATATAGCTCATTACCTGACGCTATATGCCCGTGATATGGCGCAGGTCGACGTAGGTGGTACTGCCGGGAAAGTGATAGGTAATGAAACATCGAAGTCTGTAGACGGTGTTTCAAAATCAGTCGACGTAGGTGGGGTAATCAATACTGATGCTGGTCACTGGAATCAAACTACATTCGGTGTGCAATTTTACCAGTTGATGCAGTTGGTCGGGGCAGGAGGCATACAGCTATGAGTGTAACTATGTCTGGTGAAGGTCTGGCCAGTATTTTTGAAGCTATTGAAGAACTAACATCTCAAGAGGTGTTAGTTGGGATTCCACACGGGGAGGTGCGCGAAGATACGGACATGACCAATGCCCAGATCGGTTATCTACAGGAGACTGGTTCACCGGCCATGAATCTACCACCTCGCGCATTTTTGGTACCTGGAGTTGAGGACTGTCAGGATCTGGTTAGTAATCAGCTAACCAAAGCTGCAGATGAAGCACTGAAGGGAAATAAACAAGGTGTTGCTAGACATCTGAATCGTGCCGGGATGGTTGCTCAAAACAGCGTACGGTCCAAGATTAATTCAGGTGAATTTACTCCACTCTCTGAGGCCACATTAAGAGCAAGACGGCGCGCCGGTAAAACCCGGACAAAGCCTCTGATCGATACTGGCCAGCTGCGGAACTCTATTACTTACATCATTAAGAAAGTTGGAGATGATTAATGCCGGGTTTAGATGTAAGTGACGTGCTATTAGATCCTGACTTTATGAGTCGTGGTCTGATATGTACACGTATTGCTGTCAAAACTGGAAGTAATGGCCGAGCAGAAAAGGAAATAACCCAGCATGTATTTAACGCCGTAGTGACCACAAATGATGGCGATAAACTGGACCGTAAGCCCGACGGTACAGTGATAAAAGGGGCTATTAACGTACATACGCGCTTTGTTTTGTCAGAAGGTGATGCAGATCATCAGGCAGATGAAGTTGAGTGGCAGGGGCGCAAATATATCGTTTCTCAGGTGCTTTCAAATATTCACTACGGACGCGGCTTTATTAAAGCTATCTGTGAACTCAAACCACTATCGGGGTAATGATGGCTGACTCTACTAAAGACGGTTACGTACCGGCCAGTGGAGTTGTTCCAAGTGATCAAAGTTTAGAGGATATTTTTCAAGGCTTAATTGCTGGTATTACATCATTACCCGGACAAATGGTTCGTCCACGCTGGCAAGATGAACCGCCACCTGTACCGGGTATTAAAGAAAACTGGTGTGCATTCGGTATAAAAGCTACACGCAGTGATGATGGTCCATATTTCAAACAGAATAATGAAAATATGGACAATATCAGGCATGAAAGTATTGAATTATTACTCTCATTCTATGGTCCACAAGGTCAACACTTTGCCAATCTCTTTAAAGATGGCTTGGCAATTCCACAAAACATTGCCCAGATCCGGGCACACAAAATCAAATTTACAGGATGCGGTGAAATTATTACCGCTCCTGATTTTCTCAATAATCAATATGTGCATCGCTACGATCTGAGCGCGACTTTCAACCGCAAAGTTGAACGGTCTTATGCCGTAAAAACATTTCTTGATTATGAAATTAAGACAAAACACTAGGAGTCTTTTAAATGGCATTACATATTTCAAATGTCGTTAATGTCGGCATAAGTCTCGGTGCCTTGGCAGCAGGGCCACGTTCATTTGGTACTCTACTTATTTTGGGTACCACCGCTGGAGTAATCGATACTATTGAGCGCATGCGTGAGTATTCAAGTATTACCGAAGTTGGTGAAGATTACGGTGTAGACGATCCGGAGTATCAGGCAGCAAAAGCTTACTTTGGCCAGTCACCGAAACCGCGAAATCTATATATTGGATTTTGGAATAAAGCAGCTGGGGAATTTACTGAAACTGTGCAAAAGGCTGTGGCAGAGTGTCTGGAATCACTTAAATGGTACGGCCTAACTTTTGCGGTAGACCTTACACCTGAGGAAGTTGATTCAGTTGCTTCTTTAATCGAAGCGGCTGAACCTTCTCGTCTCTTTGGCTACACCTCCCAGGATGAAAATACTCTATCTAAAGATAGCAAAACCGATGTGCCTTATAAGCTATCTGAGAAAAAGTACCACCGTACATTTACGGTTTTTTCAAGTGATAATCCACACACTGCAGCATCAGCTTTTGGTCGCGCTTTTAGTATTAATTTCATGGGTACCAATACGACGATTACCCTGAAATTTAAGCAGTTACCCGGTATAGCAGGTGAAGATTTAAAAACCAGTGAAGCAAAAGTACTTAAAACAAAGCACTGTAATGTATATGCCAAATACAATAATGACACGGCGATCCTGCAAGAGGGTGTCATGTGTGATGGCTCATTCTTTGATGAGGTACACGGTCTGGACTGGTTGCAGAGTCATTTAGAAACAGCACTCTGGAATCTTTATTACACGTCCACCACTAAAATTCCTCAAACACCTGCAGGAGTTAATCGTCAGTGTACCGTACTTGAACGTGCGTGTGGCCAAGGCGTAACGAACGGGTTGCTTGGCGAAGGCCAGTGGAATGGAGATAGTTTCGGAGCGCTCGAGACGGGTGACTATTTATCAAAGGCATTTTATGTTTATGCCAATAGCCTTGACGACCAAGCTCAGTCTGAACGTGAAGCACGTAAAGCACCAGTATTTCAAAT